AGTAGTAATAAACTGTGTCTGTAACGTGGACATTAGTCCGTTGTTCGTGTTGTAACTAAAAGTAGATGTTCCATTAGGTATTGTACCAGCTAGACCCAAAACTTCACCATTAGGTTTAGTTATGTATACATTAACTCCTACTACAGTAGGGTCTGTGCTAGTGGGTATGTTTGATATTAGTATGTCACCAGGATTGTCAGTACTGAATCTAGATACGTCTATAGTAGACAGTGTAGATAGATCACCTCCAGTTGAAGTAGCTAATCTAGCTCCTGATTCTCTTCCATCATCGGCTACGTAAGTTATAGCGGCCTGTGCGCCACCATGAGTAACATCAAGTACTACTGAGTTAGATGGAGCCATTATACCCCATGCTCTAACGTTATCACCTTCTATTACACCATTGAATTCCTTAGATGTAAAGTAAGTATGGTCTCCCATACGGTAGAAATCTGTTCTGCTTTGTGCGTATCCACTTTGTAGTGCAGTGGTAGTACCATCTTCGTTGAGTCTAGTTAAGACATCATCATTAAAGAAGTACATTACATCATCGTTGCCCCATAGCGAGTGCATGTTATTGCCAGCCACGATTTCAGAATACCCTAGACGTTTACGTACACCACCAGTTGAGTCTATGTCAATGTTGGATGCTACACATAAGAAGGAGGGGTCTGTCCGGTTGTCCGGATTCTTATTATCTAAACCCCTGAACTTACTTAGTGTTATAGTCTTAGGATGTTTAGCCATTAGATACCTCCGTAACTAATGCCACGTTTAGGTCTTTTCTTTCTCACTTGCGTGTACGCACTCTCACCAGGACCAATCTCTCTACTGAATTTCTGTTCATACTCAACTGACTTGCTAGTATCTTCAGTGTTAGGTTCATCTTTCATGTACGCTAGATGAGCAGCCCAGCTTAGCATCTTCTTATGGAAGTGCAAGGGGACTTCAGGTTCAGAACTAGCTCTTTGAGCCCAAGTCATTTCATCTACAGGATACCTATATACATTAAGTTTAAGAGTATCTGTCTCTGTAGGAACAGGGTAGAGTTTAATTTTATTAAAGGAGTAGTCAGTAAGAAATGCGACTGGAGTACCAGTTGCTGCTTCCCACTTACTATCTAGTGCTTCTAGATCTTTCCAAGACAGATGACGCAAAGAAGCAGAGTTACTGTTTAGTTGTGCTTGTCTTATCTCGATGATAGAAGAGTGTTGCGTGTAGTTAGAGTTAGTTGCAGTGATAGATATAGTGCATACCTCAGCAGTAAGGGCATCGAATAGACACCTAGTACGTACTGCTACTTCTTTCTCTGCTTCATTGATTAACAGAGTTAGCTCAGAATTAGTCCACTTAAGTAATCGTTCACTAGCATCTAGTTCCCAATCGACACCAGTACCTCCGGTGTCTTCTAACATGTTTCGTAGTTCAGTTACCAGTTCAAGTAATGTCATTGTTTAGAGTCTCTGGTTGAGGAGGTTGTGTACCTTCTTCCAGCATCTCATTCCACACGGCATCCCTGATATGTTTGTCAACAGTATGACCTACACTATCTGTAATGTACTTAGCTACTGGGTTACCACTATTGGTAAAGGCCCTTAGGTTATTATCGGAGACAGCCTTCTCGATTGCTGATCTCACTTGTGCTTTAAGCTTGGCGTCTTCCTGTAGTTTGTCGAGAACTCCAGCGTCTTCTGCTTTTTGCACTTCTTGTGTAACTTCCATATTGTCTGATACGCATCCGAGTGAATAGGCTTCTAAATGTAAGGTCTCAGGGATCTCACACCATTCATTTCCTACTATCGCACACTGACCAGAGGTGAGGATTACCCGTACAGGCTCTCCATTTCTAGATCTAAATTTCAACTTGCTCATATATAGATAATCCTCTTCCTTTAGTTTTTACTTCTGTTAGCCTTCAGAGAAAGCCGCACGTCCACTGACAACATACAGTACAGTGATAGTAGCTGCACCAGCGGTAGCAGTACTGGTTGTACCAGCAGTCCATTCTACGTCAATATTATCTTGAGCAGTGTAGGTATAACCAGTAACGTCTAGCAGAGTTGTAGCTTCTGCTGTTAGATCTACTGGGGTAGCTGTGTAACGATCATCATCACCAGCATCACCGATGTCAACAACATCAGAAGTGGTAGAGTCAAATGCAGTGCTTACAGTGATTGAACCACCAACAACAATTGCACCTTCAGGCAATTGAATAACGCCCTCCGCTACAGCAGTGTCACTAGACAGCGTGTCAAATGAAATGTCAACTGAAGCTGCAATAACTTCTTGACGACCTGGGTTTTTAGTAATAGCCATTTTTATTTCCTCATTATTTATGATGTTTGAGATTAATCGTAAAAGAACCCACATCATCAAAGGGTTCTAATATCGTATTTAATTTACAGTGATTGATCGAACACAAAAGTCAGAGATGAAACAACACCCTGTCCATTAGCACCATCAGTAGCCACTTTAATTACTTCACCTTCTACAATACTGACAGGACCAGAGACGACAATGTCATCAATATCCCCAGCACTTGAAGCATTAGCAATTGTAATTGTACCAGCAGTAGTACCCGCTATAGATACAGTAAGTACCTCATCATCAGTATCTGTAGTACCATGTACCACAGAAGAAGCAGACTTAAGTACGCCTGTAAACGGAACTACTAGATAGGCAACATTAGTATTGGTGCCTAGAGTGATATTTGTGACAATGGTTACATCGTCGATATCATTACTCCAATAACGTCTCATAGTTTTCTCCTCTTACAACGAATGGGGCATAAGCCCCACTCACGTAGTTAAGCTATATCAGATAGCGTGGTCGAATGCTATGATTCCAAAGTCTTCAGTGGTGTCACTGTAGATGCTATGGAACTTAGGCTTCAAGAAGCCAAACATCTTATCGACGTTTACACCAGGGCTTGAGTTATAGTTAAACATCTTCTCAGACCACTCAGGAGCACCTAGATCAGCAAAGCCGAGAGCTTGAGCACCACAAAGTAGAGCACGAGAACCATTTACATCAGAACTAGAACCCCACTTAGCTACACCAGATTCAGCAGCTAGAGTGTTGAATACCATACGATGCTCATGGATAATGAGACCATCAATGGTAACAGTTCCGCCGGTGAAGAAGGGATTACCCTTGCCTTTTTCAGCTGCATTCACGATTGCGTTCTGGTAGTCAGTGTCTTTCTTAAGCTGAGCCAGACCTTCAGGACGGATGAACAGTACGTAGTACTCTTTACCACCAGACATGATAGGTTTAACGTAGTTGGTCTTAGCATATACGCCAAGGTCAACCAGTGCGGTATAAGACAGAATGTCTCCGGCTACCATAGAGGCAGTAGCGCCAGCAGTGATAGTACCATCAGCCAATGCACGTACGTGACGGTTGGCAGTAGGAGCAGATACATCTGCACTAAATGCTAGAGTGGCGAACGCACCAGAAGTACGAGTTCCACCGTTGTTGGTGAAGCTATAGTCAATACCAGACATAGTCAGGAATGCTAGTTGGTCCATGCGATTAGCCAGCCAGTAAGCCAGTGAATCACGAGCATGTTCACGGAAAGAAACTACAGTTTTTTGTTCTGCAAGTTTACCTTTCTGACGTACACCATGTGAGATGAGATCAATAGTGATATCATCAGTGTAGGTCATCATCTCTTCTTCGTTTCCTTCACGTTCGTTATCGCCTACGATACCGTCGTCTACCAGATCCGCCAAGAGGTGCATGAGAACCTTCTCACCTTTCTCAGTTTTAGTTAGTTCAGTGATACGCTGGATGATTGATTGATCACCAGAGCCAATGAACTTGTTGATGAACATCTGTTCACGAGCCGCTTTCCATACATCACGGGACCAGACGATCTTTTGCTCTGATGTCAGAGCAGCAAAGTTAGTTAATGCCATTTTAGTAGTCTCCTTTAGAGATTAATTATTTAAGTTATAGTTGAAGTTAACGCCATCAGGGGCGAAAGGAAACAGACCATTCGGACGTCTGGGGCCGGAGTTTGTAAACCTAACTCTAGGTTATAATTAGTTGGGCCATTACACAGGCCCAGTGTGTTGAGGTTCTGTTAATCCCCTCTATTTCTTTTTCTTTGGTTTGCCAAGTGATCCACCATGAAAGAAAGCTTTTCTGACTGCTTTATGAATAGTAGTACTAGATGGTTTTTGTTTAGGTCGTTTCTGAGGTTTCCTCTCATCGAAATCTACATCATTGCTTTTGGGATTTTTTGCCCACCTTTTCTTTCGCTGAGCAGTAGTTTCTTTCTTCTTTACTACTGCTTTCTTTTTAGTTGGCATACCAGTTAGTCACCTCTTAATTTTCTCTTGACGCTAGCAGGAAGCTTGTCGTAGTCTCTGTCAGACATGTTAGTCATGTCATAATCAGTCAGCTTGTCTTTAGCAGTCTTACCTCTTAGCTTAGGAGGTTGTTTATTAGTGGTAGATGCATTCTTCTTTAGAGCAGCCTTTCTACGCGTACCACCTAGACCTTTCTTTTTAGGAGCAGCTTTTGGTTTACTGTACTTAGGTGCTATAAGATCTACAGCTTCTTGTAGAGCATCGGCTTGAGACATACCAGCTTTAGTGAACTTGCCAAATAGATCATTCACTTTATCTACGGCAACTTGGTTATAGTCTTCGCTGTTTTGATCTAGGAAAGGATGTTCAACTTCGTTCTTAGTGATAGTCTTATTGAACTGAGACTCATCTCTAATCTTCTGAGCTTCTCCTTTGGCTCCCTCTACAGCTGAGGTTCTAACCTCTTCCATTTCTTCTTTAAGGATCTTGGCTTCAGCAACTCTAATCTCTTTACGGATAGACTTAGCTTGTTCCTTCTCACCATCAAGTACTGCTTCCATGTACTCTTCTTCTTTGGTATCGAAGTCATATGTAAACTTCTCTTTCTTAGGCTCTTCTTTTTCTTGACCCTTTTCGACCATGCCCATCAGTCGATCTATCTGGTCTTTCAGCAGATCATTCTGCTCTCGTTCACGTTCTCTTTGAGCAATTACTTCGTCGAGTCTTGCCTTAGGGATTCGAGGTTCTTTTCCTGAGGTGTCATCTTCTTCGTCGTAACCATCGGTCTCTCCGTCTTCCTTAATCTCTTCATCATCTTCTTGATCTTCTGAGTCTTCAGGATCGACGTCCTCGTTCTCGATGTCATCTTCAGTACCTTCGCCATCTTCGATGTCTAGCTCTTCTGAATCTTCTTCATCTTTAAGTAGCTCTTCATCTTCAGCGTCATCATCAGTGGGTACAAAATCATCTCCACGATCAATTACTTCTTCTTCTTCTTCTGGTGGCATACTTGCCCTCCTATTTCGTTAGGTTAACGTTCCAATTGCATTCTGTTATCGCACAGAAAGAAAGCGTTTCTTCATTCCCTAATACCTATTATAACATACTTTTATGACTTTGTCAAGTAAAATCTATTATATATTAGAATAAACCTTGAATTTACTTATATCTGAGGACCAAGTGCCTGTAGGTAGAGTTACTTTAGCCTGTATCTTCCATCCGCCTACTTCGTTTAGATCATCTAGAATTGTAGTATATTGTATGATACCATCAGATCCAGTAGTCTTGAACTCAGCAGTTTTAGTTACTGACGTACCACTTGGTTTTAAAAAGATTATCTCTTTAGTTGTAGCCAAAGCTATGTCTACTACTACATCTGTGTCTAACAAGGTTACTTCAAATACAGTACCTATGTCGTAAGTGTGAATTTCAGCCATTACCCTTCTACTCCAGTTCTAAAGATTCTAGTTATGCTAAGTGAGAATCTAATTATTTCCTTCCATACTCCAGCTATTGTGGTGATACCACGCAATCCAAAGCTCTCATTTCCTAATCTAAATGTATTCATTTATAGTTCCACGCTGTGTAATGAACTTCTAGTTATGCTGGCATTGCTTATACTGCTTCTAGTGATAGTAGCACTACTACTTACCAGTCTAGTTATAACAACGTTATTAACATTACCTCTAGTAATAGTTGCTGTAGTACTGACTAAGCTGGTTATATTTGCATTGACATATATAATGTCCATTGCTATTCCAGGAATACCTCCCCAGAATGTAGCAGGTCCACTTGTAAAGGTACCTATACCAAATACAGACTTAGTTCCAGTAGCACTAAAGGAAGCAGGTTCTGCTCCTACATATGCGATACCAACTATCTTCCTTTCGCCAGTAGCTGA